TTCCATCTTTATTGGATGTTATATATCCTGTAGTAATTGATCTAAGACATTGACAACGATGCTATTACCGATGTAAAATAACATATTGTCCTTGGGTCCATGTCGATATTCCGGGCTAAACCCCGACATCTGGAGTGCCTCTTTGATGGTAAGTTTTCTAATCTTCCCATCAATTTCGTATAGACCAGTCTTTGAACCCGGACCACCAGATGATGCACATATCGTCGGTCCATAGTCATCAATCGAATAAACACGTTCACCCTGACGACCACCCTTCCCTGTTTTCTTGTTCATGAGTGTGTATTTCATTCGACCCTTTGCGGGTTTGAGAATGTATTTTTCCTCATAGTCGAAGAAATCTTTGACAGTATGGTCGATGATGGTTGAGACGGGTGTAACAGGTTTGTTAACCGGTCGGAACTTGTACTTGGTGTCCTTGTCACAGATGATGTATATACGCTGCCTCGATTGCGGAGATCCATAATGTTTAGAATCCAAAACCTTGTAGGAAACTTTGTAGCCCCGGTCTTCCAGGGATGAGATGATAATTCGAAATGTGTCACCGTTATGGATGGTGTGTAGATTTTTTACATTTTCCAGAATAATTTTTTGTGGAGACTTGGCATCGATGATGTCCAAGATTTTATAGAAAAGATTTCCCTTGACTTGATCACGGAAGCCTTCTTTCTTCCCGGCGATACTGAAAGGCTGACAGGGGAAACCGGCACAGATGATATCAACGTCTGGTATGGAATCGACATCAATCGTATTAATATCACCATATGGTTCGATCCCGTAGTTTTCGTGATAAATTCTCCGTACCCTTTGGTCGAGATCGCACGCGAACACACATTCGTAACCTTGATCGAGTTTATCGAACGCTGTGTGGAATGCACCTAGACCACAAAACAGATCAGCGTATCGTTTACCGTTCATATTCTTTTTACGATGCCATCCTTAAAGTCTATTAAAGTTGATGCCCGAATGTATAACAAGTATGAGTCTGAACTACTATAAATGTGAGACTGAGAAGGTTTGTAAATCCAAGGGGTGGGATAAGGTGAATGTTGACACTGTATGGCTACTTCTCACTGAAGAGTTTGGTGAGCTCGCATCTGCGATCCGTCAGTACAAGAAGAAATATAAAAAAATGCATCTGAAGAAGGAGCGTGGAACAGATGTCATGATGGAGATGGGTGATGTGTTCAGCTACCTATTTCAGCTTGCACATATGTTGAATGTGGACCTAGATAAGATGTGGTCAGAACATAAACAAAAGGTCAAGACAAAAAATTATAATGTAGCATAGTATCAAGATGAGTGTACGAATGCTCGATGATGACGCCTTGATGAACAGGGTCAACCCCTTTGTCACTTCAGGCCCAGGGACTGTTCGTCGCGTTGAAAAATTTTCGACTTTCAAAAAACCTATTGAAAAGCGTGCCCAGTTTGAAATACAAGAAGAAGGTCCCGTGTATTCCCGAGGTATGCCCATGGGTGGACCCACTAAAGAGCCTCTGTGTCCAATGTCTAGACCCTTGTATCCTCAGAGGAATATAGACACGGGATTTACAGGTTACAATAAGGATGAGATTTTAGTGGAAAAGATTCGGGGAAAGAGGGTGTTTCCTAGGTGGATGCTCGTCGTGACGATCCTCATAATTCTAGCTCTATTAATCTTAAAACGTTGAAGAAACGTTCGAGACGGTTGATATTTGTGCATCGTTCGACGATGTCTGGTAAGATATCTTTGCAAAAGGTACCGACAAACTCCTTTTGCCAAGAGCATCTCTTATTGACGTAGGGTGGATCAAACGTGGGATCCAGAATCTTGACGGTATTCATGACCCTAATTTGTATATGAATGTTGTTGAATACGTAGCTCAGTACATTCTCGAGCATGATGGTGGCCATCTTCTGTCGTGTTTCTACGTTCTTTTCAATCATGGTATCAATGAACTTTTCGTAACGAACACCGTGTGTTCTGGATACGATCTTGGTCCAGTCACCGATGGGTGTAGCGTCTAAATAGTCAACAAAGGTTTTGTACCCTTCATCGCTTACATACTTCGAATAGAGGATTTCAATGTAGGAACGGTCTTCTTCTACATCGTGGATGACGTGGGCGGATTTAAGGATAGAGGTCATAAAGTAAAAAGCATTAATTTCTTTAACCTAAGTAATCAATGTTATATATAGATGGTATACAACATGTACAGTTCCGTCGCGAACACTACCTTTTCATATCTCCTGACACTCGATGAGTTCAGGAGTCAGTTCCCTTCCGACAAGATACCTTCTTGGGTAAAGATCACGACCATCACTATGATTTCTGGCTTTAGCGAAGAAGTAAAGATTGATATCGAAAAGATCAAGTCTTTATTTGCTGAACCTGACGAATCCATGAAAACATTCCAGTCGGGAGTACCCTTCGAATGGAAACTCAAGACGTCCACGACGTTTTACAATCAAGTCACTTTGACGTATATGGATACGTACAGTACCAAATCTATCAAGATTTTTCCCAATGGTAGCATCCAAGTTGCGGGGTGTTCAGATCTTTTTGACTGTCAACGTGTCATCAATAACTTGAATATCTTTTTTAAAAATGTACTCGGTCTTGAGAATGAACTGTCTCCCGAAACCTTCAGAGTGGTGATGATCAATTCAAACTTCAGTTTGAACTACAACCTTAATCTTCATCTCACGGCTCAACACTTTGAGATGTGTGACGATCTCTTCGAGGTATCCTTCGAACCTGATCGATACTCGGCAGTGAAGATTAAGTTCAAGCCCGCCGAAGATATGAAGCGTATCACGACAAGTATCTTTAGCACGGGTAAGGTTATCATCACTGGTGCCGAGACACTCAAGGAGATTGCCTTTGCCTACAACATTATTAACCATCATATCAATGAATGCCAAAACATCAGGGTGTCACCCACTCAGGTCACCGATGTATTTGATGTTTTCATGGGTTACAAATGTCAGGACTTGATTCAGGACTTGAAGAAGAAGGGATTTCATTCGTGGACAAAGACAATTGTCAACAACAAAATTAATTTCTAGTTTTATACTAAATGTCTCAACGACTTGGTATGGCCGATGGAAGGTGTTTCACCATCAACACTTCCTCGCGACTTTTAAACAATTACATCATGACCAACAACGAAGTCGACTATGTCGACAACTACAAGTACCGTCAACTTCTCCAGAGCAAGGGTCCCGAACTCATCAACGTCGTGACCAACCAACAGGTTGTCGCTGAAGATGGCAACTGCCAGAGGTGTGACAAGCCACTCCTCAAGGTTGCGGGTATATATTAAAAAAAGTTTAGTTGTGTAAACCAGGGAAATGTCGACGTGTTCCATATGTCTAAACCAGGTTAGGATGACCCGAACCAATCCCCCACTTCGATGTGGACATGTGTTTCACTCAGAATGTATAGAGCAGTGGAAAGAGCAGGGTAAAAATACATGTCCAGAGTGTCGAAAGGTGTTCGATGTATCCAACTTCAAGGTGACATTGACCGTTGAGAATAATTACAACGCGACATCAAATGTCATATCGATGAATGACGATATGATATTTAACGTGATGGATATCTTTGATATATCTTTTGACGTCGAGGACGTCGTTGACCTAGATGCTCTTCTTTCGGATATTGGATCGAGTCTTGCCGACATTGATCCCCTTGTTCTTGACACAGAATGAGCTACAATATGTATTGTAATTTAAACTACCGTAATTTTTATTCGCCTTTCTAGGATCTTTGATGACCTGCCCCTTCGCATCCTTTAACAAGGGACCAGTAGCCCAACCTCGCTTATGACTGAAGACATTCACTCGTATCTTCATAATCTTACCCACAACGACTGTTGGTATTTTACGCGTCGACACCTTGAAGAACTTAGCGATGCTCGTCTTCGTGTCTCCATCTTTTGGTCTATATTCCACCAGGCCATGCTGTTTGTAGAAGTGAAAGTCGCCATTGTTGAATGGTGTCATCTTCTTCTTACCAGTCACAAACATCATGACCTTGTAGTACCCCTTCTTGCATCTCGTATTTCCCTTGACGACGTACACCTTTTTGGGATTATCAGAAACGACGCGTTGTGGTAGATTCTTACAGTTCGTGTACGAATGATACCACTTGGAGCGACCACTTCTATCACCCGGAACACTCTTCTGGTGACGATATTTTTCATAGTCACCAACGGCATAGGCGTAGCAGTTATTGTTGCCTATACCGATCGATGTACCCCAGTACTTATTCGTGAACGTGGGTTCAGAACCACTCAGCGGCGGCTGACGACGGCTCATTTATATTATGTTGATATATTATAAATGATCCTTGATATTGCCGCCACAAAGAAGACCGAAGACCGTGTGAAGCTCGTGATACTGTATACAGTCATCATTCTCATCAGCACCTTCCTTCTTCGCTTTCTCTGGAACGAGTCCCTAGTAAAGCACATCACTGTACTTAAACCTATCAAGTCTCTACTTGACGCATTTCTTCTTTCGGTTGCCTAGATGGTACTCCGTGGTTGTTAAACCTCCTTGTAACCAACATGCTTTTCACCGTTGGGAGCAACAATCGTAGGGAACGCGTCGACATCCTCGCAGTTACCCTTGTCGCAGTCAACAAATGTGAAGGGTTTTTTGACCTTCTTCATGTGTTCAAGCTGTTTCCGAGTCCAACCACACCCCATGGTCCCGAAAATAGTCCAACCCTTTTCCCCGGGAGCTACAGCCTGGGTAGTACCCGTCTTCATTAGAATGTAGGCATTGACGAGAATGAGAACGGCGAACGCGATCATATTTTAGTATAGGTAGATATTAAAATGTCTTCAACTGTACTCTCAATGGGCAACAAGAATGTCACGCTCAAGTACACCAGGAAAATGCCCCGTGGTGAAGTTGAACGGATGAAATCGTTCATGACTAAAAGTGGTGAGAAACTCGTCAAGACCCCAAAGTTTAAGGTACTATTCGTGTCCGATGAAGGTACGAAACGAATCTTCAAGGTCGT